TTCTATTGTCGTATCTAACCAAAGAGAACCATTGTAAATGTATGATATTTTCTCTGCTGGTGGTAACACAACTACGTTTTCACCACTACGATACTCGTGAACTTTAGGTGTTTCTCTATCTGATACACGCCAATCTGTGCAATGGTAGTTATTTACACAGAATCTAGCCCATTCTAATTCAGACGACCTGTGAAAGTAGCCATGGTCTATCAGAATATAGGGTATTTTTTGTTCTCTACAGGCTATTTGTATCTTATCTGCACCATGTAAATTACCTACCATGACTGGAATAGACTTGTTATCCCATTCTCTTGTTAAAATGCCCTTACAATGCTTTTGCAAGCGTTTTAAGACGTTATCTCTGCGTTCTATGCCACTCAGTATTAACTGCATCTAAAACCTGTTCTAAGGTAATTGCTTTGCTTTTTAGAAGGCAATGTTGACATACGCTATCATAAGTCCCACATGGCTCTGAACCGTCATGTATATTTCTATGGGTGTCATATCCTAAGTGCCTTGGTGAAGTAAACCCTGTCCATATCACTACGGAAGGTATGCCTAATGCTGCTGCTGCATGATGTAAACCACCATCTGTGCCTACAAATAACTTTGCTTTACTTAATACTTGCAATGCTTCTCTAAAGGTTGTGGTTTCTTTCCACTTTGTATATCGTTTTACAGTAACATCACCTAACTGTAGCCATGGTAAGTCATGTTTAAATAACTCTTCCCAACCATGCCATGCTTTATTAACTGTGTGTGCATAGACTCTTTTAACATTAGGCTCTACAACTATGTAGTCCTTATCTATCTTATCTATGTTTTTCTTTTCTAATTGGTTAAAGTAAACTTCGCCTACTCTAGGCTTATAGTCATCATTAAATAATAACCGACCATTCTTAGTGCCTTTGAGATATGGTCTATGACCTTGATAGTTTTTAACCCATACTACGTCTGTATCAGAGTTACTAGCCATTCTAGGATTGTTAGCAAACACTTGACCATCCCATGACATTCTAACGCCATCACCTAACTTAACCTTCTTACCGGTTCTTTCGTTAGCTTCTTTAGCATCACCAGATGCCATCAACCAATCACCAAGTCCCATTTAACTGTTTAGCTACCTTATTGATAACTTCTTTCCAAGTATCATTGTCTTGGTAGATAATTCTCATGTGACGATACCAAGGCATACTAGGTTGAGCATAACGCCATTGATGCCATGTAGGAACTAGACACCATGTCTTTACTCCCATAGCTGCTGCACAATGTTGAGCAGTCGTATTGACACCTAAGACCATATCACATTCAGCTATTAAGGCTGCTGTATCATCATAGTCTTTTGCGCTTGTTGCAAAGTCAAAGTATTTAACACCGTCTAATTTGCGTTCTACGCTATAATCTAAACTGACTATCACATAGTCTTTGAGCTTTAATAATGGTTCTATATCTGTCTGTGTTAGTTCACGACCTTTAGCGTTAGTATGTTTAATACCACCTTTAGTCGTAAGACCTATAACTTTCTTACCCCATGAGTCAAATAACCCACGCCACATAGTGCGTCTTTCAGGGTCAGCTTTTAGATAAGGTGTGCCAGGAAAGTCTTTATTCGTATGTCTAAAGAACTGTGGTAATCCACCTATTGCACATCTATAGTCAAACTTCTTATCTCTTAACCATTCAGGGCTATCTTCTTTACGAGTGCCATGCACTTCTGCTTCTGGAAAGCTACGTTTAAATAATCCTTCTAGTCTTGGGTCACAGTCTATGTAGACTTGCTTACTAGAACTAATAGCGTCAGGAATACAGCTACCATAGAATATCTCATCACCTAGACCTTGTTCGCCATAGATAATAAGTGTTTTGTCTTTAGTGCCATCCCATCTTACTTCGTCACCATATACCCATTCTTTACGGAACTTACCCCCTAGTGACTTATGCCATTCTGCCCAACCTTTATCCCATTCACCTTTAGCTAGATAGCTATGTGCTAGGTTTAGTTGACCATGTAAGTCGTTAGGGTTACATTCTAAAGCCATCTTACAGGCTTTCTCTGCATCATCCCATTTAGATGTTTGTACTAGCGTTGCTGCTGCATTAGAATAAGCTAATGCGTATGTAGGATCTAATTCTGCTGACTTTAAGAAATACTTTAAAGCATCTTCATACATGTTTAGTTCATGTGCTGCACGACCTAGTGATGTCCATATAGCTTTATTACCTGGCATCTCTTGTAATGCTCTACGGAAGAACTGATATGCAAATGCAGGCTTATCGCCCATTAACCAGATATAACCTAAGAAGTTTAGTGTAGCAGCGTCATTAGGATGTTCTTCTAATACAGAATATATAAGTGGTAATGCCTCATCATACTTTTCCTGATTGATAAGGTCATGTATGGCTAATTGTATCTTTTGTATTTCTTCTTTATCCATTCTTTGTTGTGAGCTTTAAATATGGATAGTTTTCGTTTATTTCTTTTACAAGAGCTTTAGTGTGGTCAGGGTTATACATATCTATACCCTTTTGCTTTAACTGCATTTCCACTACAGGTGGAATACTAGCAAAGTGCGCCCATTCTTCTTTAACACCTTTATCCCATATTGCAGGGTTATCTCTTGCTTCTTTAATCTTGTCTAACATGCCACTCAAGTCTTGAGTAGAGGTTAGGTAGTATGTATCTTTAGCTGGGTCATAGTCAAAGTACTGACTTACACCTGTTACGCTATTGTGATCAAATAATATTGGCATATAAAAATACAATAGAGGGAAAATTAATTCCCTCCATTATATCATATCTAATTACTAAATACCTACGTTTTGAATCTTAGCATGTGCATCTGGGTTTTGAACCACAAGTGCGTACTCTGCTGTTAAGAGCCATTTTGTTGAGTCACCAGTTTTAGCAAGTTCTTCTTTGCTTAAAGGTCTGAGTGAAGCTAAACCAACATAGCCTGGATCAATACATAGAACTGCTTGGTCACGCATGAAACGGTCAAGTTTCACAGTATGGTTACCGAAGTCAGAAACGTAAACGTCTGCTGCACCAGTAATTGAAGCCTGTGCTTTAACTTGTACGTCTACAAACTTAGTAGCAATACCAGCAAAGCCAGAGAAACGTGACTTGTTAGTAGCTGACATAAGAATTGTTGATGGCTCGCCACCGTCTGTCCAAGCTAATTGTAAAGCTGACTTTAAGTCTGCTTCAATGAATGTTACTGAAGTACCGTCTGTAGGAGCTGCTACTGTACCGTTTACAAAGCCAGGTGTTGTACCTGCTGTAGAACCTGTAGCTAATACTCGGTTAGTAATCCAAGATTCTGCACCTGCTGATGTACGAGCTGTTGCTGGGCCACCTGCTGATGATGCTTGGTTACGTACTAAAGCATACTCCATGTCACGTTTCATTTCTTTACCAGCTTTCATAAGTTGGTAAGCAACTTCAGACTTACGACCATACTTACGTACTACGTCATATGTGTTTGAAATTTGAACTGTTTTGCGTGAAATTTGAGTATAGTTGCCTAATACTGTTGTTGCTGCTAATGTTGCGAATGAAGCGTCATCACCTTCAACGTTTGCATTAGTAGCTGCTGCTTGTAATGCGTCTGTTTGCCATTGGTGATACGTTTGTCCGGCCGACATCCTCTTTGCCATTGACAAAAGTGGTGTGTCTTCTGGAGAAATATCAAAAATGATATCTTCAAATGACTCTGCTATACCTTTACCGGTATAACTATTGGTTGCTGATACTGCCATGATTATGGTTTCCTTTTAAATTAAAGCATGTTTTCTATAAGTTTTTGAGCTGCATCTGACTTACCAGTCTTACGTAATTGCTCACGTAAGTTACGTACGTTAGAATTAGCTTCCGCTTTTGTATCTTTAGCACCTGGTCTCACTACAGGTTTAGCGCTTGATACTTTTTTCTTTACAGTAGAATTTTGTTGTAGTTTGCGCCATTGCATAGCGTCATGCAGTACCTTAACGTGTCTAGGATCTACAATTGAATTGAGTTCAGCATCTGAAAAGCCATACTCTTTGCCTACAGATACAAGTTTTTGGGTAGTCTCTTGACTCCATCCTGGTATCTCTTTAGCTAAGACTTCTTTTCCTTTTGCTACTCTCTCTGACATCAACTGAGCTTGATGACTTGCTATTTGTTGCTTTTTGGCCTCAAATTGTGAAACGAGTTGACTACGTTCTTGCTGTAGTTGGTTATATGTAAAGAAATGTTTTTGCGCTTCCACAAAGTCATTATCAGACAATTCCTGCCAATTCACGTTACTGTATTGGTTTAATTGTTGGTCTAATGTTGTGATCTTCGCTACATCTTCAATTAACACGTTATTAAGTTGCATTTGTTGTTGAAAGGCTTGCTCCTGCATTTGTATTTGCTGGGCATATGCTTCTAGCTCTTTACGTTGTTCTGCTACTTGTTGTGTCTTTTGCGTGTAGTCTAAGCCTTGTTGAGCTAATGCTACTACTTCGTCTAGTGGTTTTTCAACATCTTCACCATTGACTTTAAGTTTAAGGATAGCAGGAACTTCATCTTGCGACTGTTCTTCTTCCTCAACCTCTTCATCTGGTTCTTCTGTTGCTTCTTCTGACTCTACTTCTTCAGTAGCTTCAGCTTCAGCCTCTAGTGGTGTTTGTTCTTCTTCTTCTTGAAGTTCAGGTGGTTTAACATCTGATTCAACACTATCACCAAGCATAGTCTCTAACCGACTTTGTGGTGACTGTTCTGCGACTTGGTCACTCATAGTTTTATTTCCTTGAAATTAGACAATAAAAAAGACTCGTGAGAGTCTTAAGTGGGCTTGTCCTTACCCAAATATCTTAAACTTAGGTCTGTCCGTTTGAATAGCTGCGAGCTTACCTGTGTGCATCACGTCAGTAAGCTGTTTGTTAATTTGGTTTAATAGTTGTAGTGCGATAACTAATTTGTTATGGGTTTTCTCATCACCTAGTGGACTGTTCGCCATACTAGCAATAAGACTTTCACGAACCTTATCCATAGCTTCTTTGTATAGAGGGTTATCTAATATCTGTGTTGCTTGTTCACCACGTTTAACTTCTTCTAGTGACTTATCCGCCATATATCATTCCTGACTGTGCTTTAATTTGTGCGATAGCTAGATCTGTTTCTGCTCTTAGTTGTGCTTTAAAGCGTTCTAACTCAGCTTGAGATGCTATTTTCTCACGTTCAATTATAACATCATTTTGTGATCTAACTTGTTCTTGTTGTAATTGTGCGTCTGCTTTTTGCTTCTCAATAGCTAATTGACCTTGTATCATGATCTCAGCTTCTGAAGGTTTTTGTTGTTGGCCTTCTTGTGCTGGTGTATTAACTGGGTTAATCCAGAACTCTTCTGGGTTTTTAAAGCCTGCGTTCTGTGTAAGTTTAGCTAATGCGTTATAGATCTTTTCTGGTGAAGTAATACCAATAGATAATGCTTCTTTTTGAGCTTGTAGAATAGTAGCCAAATGAGCTAACTGTTGATCTTTATTACCAGCACCTAAGCCTACAGATATAGATAAGTCTTTACGGTCTTCCCATTCTCTTGGGTCTACTTCTACCCATTTGTTTCTCATACGAACAATGTCAGGTTTAGTAAGCGTAGTTCTTACAAGCCTGTGTACTAACTTGAATAACTCTTTAACGCCTGTC